TTAGCAGACCAGAGCGGGGCTTGTCCCCGTTCTCGCCTGTTAATTCAGGAAAACAAATTAGGAGATTCAAAAATGGAAATCAAAATCGAGATCAAAAACAACTACGGGCAGGACGTTGCCTATCCAGCCTGCAGTACGGCGCGGAAGTTTGCAGCTATCGCCGGTACTAAAACGCTGACGGCTGAAGTCATCGCTTACATCAAAGCTATCGGCTTTCAGATCACCGTTCAGCAGCAGTCTACAGATGAGCTCTTGGGAGGGCTCCGATAGTGAGGAGCCCATATCCAGAAGGGGCGTTCGATGACCCGAATGCCCCCTGGAATTGGGAAACCTGTCCCGATTGCGAATACGACTTCGAGCCGTACTGGCTCGATGAAGACGGGCTCTGCCCCGATTGCGGAGGATGCGATGAGTCAACAAGCCGATATGTTCGGTGTCAGGAGAGACACTATCGAGAAACGGTCCCGCGAGATTCAGAAGAGAGAGATCGAGAAGATGCGGCGGGTTTTGCAAGGTGACAAAAAGAGACAAAAAAGTGGCTAATTATTTCAAACAAATTTTTAAGGACGATGACCTGGGTGACATCCAGTTTATCGACCTGAATGAACGGACACCTTCAGCGAAATGCAAGGTGTCTGACATCAAACTGTCCCAGCGATTTGAACGTGAGACCGCCCAGCGGTTGCGGCGAGAGATCGCGGACGATATAAATGAAAACCGTAAGGAGGTTACAGGTGTCAGAAGATCAAATAGATAGAGGAATTGTCGCGGCAGAGGTTTCTGCATGGTGTTGGGAAAAAGGACATGAAAATCCAAACGATGGATGGCATGAAAGCTTGCGAGAAAGCACCTGGCTGCGCGTCTTCGATAGGCACGGGGAGCCAATGAAAGGCATAAATTTGCGCGGCGATGATGGCGATTATTTTATTGGCTACCATTCTTTTAAAAGTTGCGGAGATTCGCTTCTTGGCAGGATTGGTAACGCAGGGCTGTTGGGCTTTGGTTCAGTCCATCTTTATTCTTTGGTGGGCGACAAGCTATACCCTTCCCGTATGCATGAAGGGACAACAGAACATGTTGTTCAATCAATCAATCAATTCCTTGAGGAGCATCTCAAGAAAACAGCCCATACTTTTAGCGGTGATTGACAGTGAGCAGCGAAGAGCTAAGAGAGCTTAAACGCCGGCTGGGCTGGACCAATGAGCGTATAGCTAATGAGCTAGGTGTATCAACATATGCGGTGAACCATTGGTTTCGGACTGATGGTTCCGCACCGATATCTGAGCCAGCCTTGAGATTGCTTAGGTTGCTGGCAGAAAAGGAGGACCAAAATGGTCAATAACAAATTTGCAATCATTCAGGAAGGATCGTGTGTCCTGGGCAAGGGAGAGACAATTGAAAGCTGCATCGAGGATGCGAACAATTGGCTTGACGACCATGTCCGAATTACCGGATTTGAACCACACGATCAGCGTGGTCGGGAGGATGGTGGGCTGACGGATTGGACATCTGGCAGACGCTATCCAATCTCTGGCGGCGATTTGTTTATTACCGACGATCAGTCGGTGATCAGCGGGTACGAGGAGTAACGCCATGATAAACAAGAAAACTAGTTCTTTTTGTGACGACTTTTCTTGTTTTGCATTTCGCGCTGCGAGGGTGCCTGAGTCGAGTAACGCCTAACAATATCTATCGGCACTAGGAAGACCGCTTTTGAATAGCGGTCCCCTGGTCCGGTAAAGCTGGTCGGCTTCAGTTCCTCGACCAGGATCATTTTCAAAATGTTTTTTCGAGTGATCCAAATGTCTTCCTTTCCCGTGGTGAAAAGCCAGACATCGGCTTCACTTGTGAGAATTCCAGACGGTTTATTGTGGTGATACTCGATGACGATGTTGCCGGTGTCGAGGCATTTTTCGTCTAACTTGATCTCGATGGTAGTGTCGAGTTCTGGGACTTCGATATCGAAGCGCGAGTCTTTTCCGAATGTCTTCTGACACTGCTGAAAGATGCCGTGCAGCTTCTGATACCACTCCTCTTCTACTTCATCCCCTCTGGCTAGATCGCTTTCCCAGCTCATTGTCCTTCTCCCATAACGTGATCATTCCGTCTTCGACAAACTGTCGGAGGTTGCTCACTGGCGTATCCGCCGGTATTGAGTCGAGAGCTGCTCGACGCTCCCGCTTGGTAGGTAGATTGAGAATTGCCCGTGGCAAGTAGAACATCAGCGTTGATTCAGCGACTCCCCACCAACTTCTGTCGATGGTCTTCTTCATGTGCATAATGACTTCGGGGTAAAAAGCTTTTTCCGCCGAAATTTTTACGAGGCTATTCAGGTGAGAAAACGATCTGATTTTCGGCATTGATCACCTCCCTCATGACAAATATCAAGGTCCGCCAGTCCAGGGTAGCGGTCAAATCCTTGCGGTGGTTATAGCTACCATGCAGCAAGTACAGTGGGACTACGCATTGCTTTTGCTGCCGGTCAAAGCGATAGATCAGTATCGGATGCTTTCCTGTATTACTCGCGGCAATCCAGACTTGGTCCCACCATGCGTCTGGCGGTGACGCCATTGGCGCGTAGCGTTTACACTCGATGACAAAGGGACCAACCTCGATGTCGCCCAGTTCTTTTTCCCTGGTCTGATCGAGGATTCTTCGAAAGTCCGCGTCGAGGATGTCTCCCAGCTCTTCTTTTAAAGCGTTCGCAATTTCACGCTCGAATGCGTGACCTTTCTTAATACTATTTGTCATGTCTGGGGTCATCTCCCTGGCTAAATCGCAAGTACCAAATCGCCTTGCTAATGTCTTCGGATGGGTCATCGTGTTTATAGTTTTGTCGCCATTGATATTTGAATGCGTTGATTCTGCTATAGAGTCGAACCGCTTCTTCACCGAAAACCTGAACCATCGCGTCGATGCACTCCATGTCACCCTCTCTCAGGTAGTGCGGCGGACTGTTAACCATGTCATTCTTCGAGCTGTTCTCTTGTCCATTCGAGGAGTTCTGCCTCCGCTCCGTAGCGTTTTTCAAAGCGGTTTTTATGAGGGTGCCGGGAGGTGTAGTGATGGTTATCTGCTCCTCCTCGGTGGTGCCGATAACAAAGCGGGATGGCTTTAAAGTGTGCGCCCACTTTTGTTTTTCCATCGAGGTGGTGGATTTCTGTTGGGGTGTGGACTCCGAATTCACGGAGGCAAACGCAGCATCCAAGTTCAGTGATTCTTTCGAGGTATCGTCGCTCATCTTTCGTTGCTCTCCGTGATTTCAAAGTTCGGTAATGCCGAAATATTCGATTTCGACTCCGCTGGGTAACTCGCTTTCGAGGTCGTTTTGAATCGACCGCTTCAGTTCTTTCTTGATCATCCCTTTGAGGTGTCGTCGCGGTCCTTTAATTTTTAAACTGACGACCACCACCATGTTGTCCTCTACGATCCGTAAACGCGCCGTTCCGCCCTTAGTCCTGCCTGTTCGCTTTGCCATGCTTTAAATTCCGTCATTGCTGCTTCATAGTTTGCTTTTGCTGCTGCCAGTGCGCCCCTGGCTATGCCCCTGTTGATTCGTGCGACCTCCACCTCATCCTGGGCGTCAGCCCAGCTGGACTGTGCGGCTATGCTTTTGTGTCCGCATTCTGTTTGAGCCCTGAACTGCAGGATTGCGAAAATCTTTTTTTCCGCCGCTTCGGCTTTTGCCAGTTCGATCTCCGCTTGCTGCCATTCGGCACCAGCGTCCCTGATGTTTTTTGCAAACCGTTCTTGATCAATCAAAATGGTTTCTCCTTTTTCGAAATCTTGAAGTAGGGTTGCGACACATGATTCTCACGCTCAAGGTATTGGCACGTTTTCGGGTCAAAATAGAATCCACTTTTACCCTCAAAGCCTCCATGTCTATTTTTTAAAACATCGAGGATGACATCTGGTTTTTGAACAATGTCAGGGTCTGGTTCCGTACCGATTAGCTGGCAACTTCTGATGTGGTCCTGCTTTGCCTTGTTCTTCCAGAGGCTCATGAATCCGTCAGCAAGGTCGGTGATAGCCCCGCTGCCTTTGGTGTCAAACTTCCCTGGTGCCTTAGCTTCGTTTTCACCTTTACGGGTGTGAGTGACTAGAAAAATTGTGACGTCGAGGTTCTGCTTAAAATTGACCAGCTTTTCCATGCATCGCTGCTGTTCTTTGTAGTCATCCTGCAGAACAAGGTTTGTCATCGAGTCGATGATGACGACATCAATCCCGTATCGTTGGTAGCCGTACTTGCAAACACTTAACAGGTGATCGAGGTCCGGTAACAGAGAGTCAACGTACAGCCACAGGTTGGGGGCGAGGATGTCTAGTGATTTGGCAACAACATCATCAGGCGGACGATACTGTGCGGTGTGTTGGCGACACATTCGACCCAAGGTTCGTTTGGGAGCCATCTCCATCGAAGCAATCATGACTTTCTTGCCTTGCTTCATAGCGTTCAAGCTGATCTGACCCAGGAACATCGATTTGCCGCTACCGTTGTAGCCCTGCAGACCCCAGACTTCATTTGGTCTAAACCGAATATCCTCTCTGTCTACCTTGTCAAAACCTGAACCGAATCCGGCATCGTTGCCCTCTGTCTCTGTAAAAAAGTCAATGACGTCATCGACAAAGTTAGACACATTCTGCAGCTGGGCTGGGTCTTGCCATTTAGCAGCTTCGTAACAGTCGTTTAGTATCTGCTTCGCGACAGCCCGACCATGCTCGATCATCAAATCGTTGATGTCCTTTGCCGGGAACTCGACTCGCAGCGCCCTGTCTCCGAATCTCTTCAGCAGCTTGGCGGCACACTCATTCCCTGGTTTGTCCTGATCGACGGCAATAACGATCTCTTCAAACCGGTCAAGATTGTTCCATTCGATGTCAACCCAGGTAAGATTCTGCGCACCCGCCGGTAACGACAAGCAGGGAAAGCCCATCTCGCTTCCCGCGATGTAATCCATCTCACCTTCCACAAGCCAGACCTGACGAACATTCGCGGGGAGGGTGTGCCACCCAAGTAGGATCTGCTTTTGGTCGCTCTGCTTACACATGCCCATCTTGCTCTTTGTTTCGTAGTTCAAAGGGCGGTTTTTCAGAAGCGACAACTGCCCCTTCGAATCGAAAAACTGAAAGACGGCATCAACGCCTTCGCCAAGCGCTTCAGTCTCATAGATTTTGTATCGGAGGCAGATGTCTCCCAGTGAGGATTGAGGGAAACCTCTTTTCTCCAAGAACTGGTGCAGCTCACCCGTGTTCGATTGCTTGGGCGGTCGAGGGGTAGCGTAGGTTTTCTTCTTTGCTGGTTTAGCAGACTGAATCGCGGTTGCAACCCTGTCTTTGATGTTGAACTGTTTCTGAGCCCACTGCATGCTTTCTAAGAGATTCATGTTCTGGTTCTGCCCGATTAGGTCGAGGAGGTCTCCACCCTTACCGGTAGCAAAGTCAGTCCATGTTCCATCTTCCAGCCTGACACTCATCGAGTCGCCGGGATCGCCGTGGACGTTTCCGATTTTCCAGTTACCTCCTACGGCTTTGCCATCGGGCAGCAAAACTCTGCACAGTTCGCGGGAGTAGGGTGTCAGTTGTTGCTTGAGGTCCGCTATCTCCATCAAGCAACTCCTTCGAATTGCGCGGATACTTTCTTGTCGGACCGTATCAAGTCTTCAAAATAGTGTGGCTTCACAGACTGCCAGTCCCTGTCGATTGCTCTGCTGATTGCCTTCTCCCAGGACTTGAGTCCTGCTTCCTGAAGATCGACAAAGTCTCTTTTGCAGTTTTCAAGCTTCCGAACGCCGATATTGTGTCCAGCTGATCGAGTCCTGACCCATCGCTCCCATTCGGTAGCTGGACATCCAGCGGGAACCATCATCATTGCGTCAGCCAGGGAGATACTGGCTTTCTTCTTTTTAGTATTTCTTTTATTAACTATAGTTTTACTATCTATAGTCTTTCTTACCTCGCAATTTTTGAGTGGGGGGGGCTCTCTCAATTCTTGAGAGGGGGTATCGCAAAATGTGTGAGGGGTATCGGTCACAAGCCAGTCCCAACCGTTCCACTGAATCTTGTCGTTTTGCTTCTTGAGATAACCAGCTGCCTCAAGCTTGCTCATCATCTTCGTAACGGTGTTCGGCGTGATGCTCCACTCTTGTGCGATGTACTTATTGGTGACTATCCAGTCCTCTTTGTGCGAGAGCAGGTAGATGAGAAGTGCGGTGGTTTGGAGATCGAAACCAGGTTTACGAATCAGGTCATTGGGGATGACCGTGTAGTTTTTTTCGGGGGTTGCGGTTCGATAAACTGCCATATGTCACTCCTTGAATTGAGGCGATAGTATAGAACTTCAGAATAAAAAATGAACTATAGGAAATAAAATATTTCGAAAGATCAACATAATGATAAGGGATTCCTCTGTATTCAGCAGCTTAGGAGAGGTGAGCGCAACCTAGACTGTATGCATTCGCAGTAACCACTAGCAGCGAAAGTTTGATATGTTGCCTTTTCGCCCAACATGAGGAGTTGGAAATGAGAAGCGACGATAAAATAGAGAAGCGAAGCGAATGGATCGCGGAAGTAATGACTCGCAATGGCTACCCCGATAAGCGAGGAAGAGCATCAGCGATTAGAAAAGCCACAGGCGCAAGCCCTAATCAGGTTAATGGCTGGTTGCGCGGCAGTCTTCCAAAAGACCTGAAAATGGCTGACGCTTTTTGCGAAGCGTTCGACACCGATATGAGATCCTGGGTTCACGCCGTCGAAAAACCTCCAAGCGCGGACTACCGGCAAGAACGCGACATGCGGGATGCCGCTTTTAAAGCCAAGCAGTTCGAAGAAGAGAACGGTCACCTGACACCAGAAACATTTGTAGAGGTGTTCTCCGTCATTTACAAAGAATCTCGCGGTGAGATGAGCTTGCAAGATGCTCTGGGATTATTTCGTTTCAACCAATCAAAGAAGAACGGGTCAGAAGGGTAGTAGTAATGAGCAGTATCACACGAATTACTCGCCCTGATTTTGGGGACGAGATAGAAATAACTGAACGGCTTGCCGAATGGATTTCTTCACGGCGTGACGTTTCTGAAGAGACGTCCTTGAGAATGCGGGACGAAAGCCCTAGAGATTTTCGAATCTATACGCAGCTTACAGGCGCACCACGACTTGGCTGGGGGCTCTATGACGGGAACCTTACGATGCTTGATTGTGATAAGACCACGAAAGCATTCGTCGACAAAGCATTACAAATGAAGGGTGAGCATCCAACGCTAAAAGAGATGATGGCGAGGCGTCCCAGGGCGACAACTGAACTGGAAGCACAGTGGCAAGCCACTAAAGCGCACGGATATTCAATTGGAAACTATCAGAAAGGTTCAAGCGCGTTTGTAAGCTATATGATCGAAGTGCAGAGCCCGTTGCCTATGTTGATCGAAGCTATGCAGGATGTATGCGAAGAGCATTCTGCAGCGGTTCGAGAGAAACTTTTTCAAAAGGTGCGCGAACATAACTACATGGGATTAGACGCGGAAATTTCCCGCCGGTTTCTTCAGATATGGAATGTCGTACCTGCAATGTCGATGTTGCTTACCGCCGATATGACGCTGGTTGATACCGTTAGAAGTAATCAATAAAAAAATAATATTAATCATCATAAATAAAGGATTGTAATGATGACCTAACTAGTTATAATCATGTCCAAGGAGTTCAAGGATACGATTATGACTAGCCCCACCCGCGCTGAAATCTGGAAGACGTTCAGCGAAATCAAACAAACCAAAAATCTTCAGTCAGACACAATGGATGGCGGAACAGCCGTCACGTTCGTCAACTGGATGGACACCCTGGCTGAAGCACGAAAGCACTTCCCGCAAATTTCTTGGGAACATTGGACCTACGACAACGGCGGCGAGGTATTTTATTTCGCAGACAAAACCGCAGAAGTGAAAGCCACTATATTTATCGGTGAGGTCGAACACTCAACGACACTTCCGGTGACCGATCAAAACTGGTCTCCAATCGTCAACCCAAATGCTAACGACATCAACACAGCCAAGAAGCGTTGCCTGTGCAAGGCGCTGGGTGAGCTTGGTTTGTATTGGCAGTTGTGGAGCAAAGTCGAGCGCGATGGGTTCGTTCAAAAAAGCACGGTTAGGGAAGCAGCTAACAATTCTGTTGCCGCTAACGATTCTGTTGCCGCTAACGATTCTGTTGCCGCTAACGATTCTGTTGTCACAAAGATCAAGCCAGAAGCTGTCAAGGATGTCGGTGTCGAGATCAGGCAGTTTTACAATTGCCAATATACGGACGAGATCAAAAAACTTCGAAGCGAAGCGAAAATTATCGCAACTGTTGAGAGGATTCAGAACTATGCTCGACTCAAATTTCAGGGCGCTCTGACAGATGAGTTGCGCTCGGACTTCAACAAGCGTGTTGCTGATCTAAAGAAGATCGAGTTAGAAAAAATTCAGGGAGAGGTCAATGGCAGCTAGTGTCCCAGAACAAGGGTCCAAAGCATGGCTTGCACTACGAGCCGGCAAGATCAATGCATCGTCCTGCGCTGTCTGGGAACTCAAAAGCCCTTGGGGCAAACCTAAAGATCAGGTTAGGACAGAAGTCAGGGCTCTGGCTGGAGCCGAATCTGAATTCTTTGAAACCCCTGCTGTTAAGCAGGGAAGGGAAAAAGAACCTGAAGCCATAGAGTTTTTTGAGTGGCATACGGGGTTGCAAGTAGATGTAACCGGTAGCGTAGAGCATCCAGAGTACTCGTTTTTGAGAGCCAGCCCTGATGGACTGGTCGGACTCAACGCCTGCCTCGAAATCAAGTGTCCTGCCAACGGTAAGACCTATAGCTACAAGGAAAAGCCGGTTTACGAGTGGCAAATGAGGATGCAAATGGAAGTCCTCGATGTCGATCTCTGTTACTTCGTTTGCTATGTGAACGATGACGTTTTCAAGATTGAAGAAGTGAAGCGCCGGAAAGGCTGGCTGGAAGAAAAAGTTCCCGGTCAGCTTTTACCCCATCCTGACGACCGAATGATTCGGCGGATTGACCTCTATCACGCATGGTACAACTTCATTCAGTCAGAGTTTCAAGACCCTGAGAGGCTCAAGCAGTATCTAGACCCAAAAGATACCTGCGAGATGATCAAAGACGACGATGACTTGAACGCTCTCGCGCAGAGATTCGAGAGGAAGAATCGTCTGGAGGCAGAGATCGATGTTCTCGCCGGAGATCAACGTGTTGCTCTTGAAATGGTCGAGAAAGATATCAAGGCGCTCCAGGGTGAGGTGAAGAAAAAGTATTCAAGCAATGTCACGAACGGTTCTGTCGAGGTGCATATCACCGTGAAAGCAGCGCAGTTCGATTTCCAAAAGGCGTATGACGCGCTGGGTGGCGATGCAGCATTAGAAGAGAAGGGACTGGACAAGTCTGGTTTTTTCAAGAAGCAAGTAAAGCAAGCAAAAATCCGAAACGGAGGTAACAACAATGGCATTTGAAGTTCATGCCGGTAAGGGACGCATGTACCCCCTTTCCAAAGAGTCAAAGCAGAAAGAGCAAGATCGATTACAGGGTCTTGTTGAACAGGGGCAGTCTTGGGCAGCGAAAGCAGTAGCCCACGACTACGATGGATACTTTCAAATTAACCAGGGTGTCATCGATTTCTTCCAGCATTGTTTTGACAACATTGAAGAGAAGGATGAAAGGGGTTCTGTGCGAATCAATTGGAAGGGGTTCAAAAAGACGAAGAACGATGGCACGCCACAGCTGAACATCGAAGGACTTTGGGCAGCAGGCGGCTATTCCATGGGCAAGTTTTTGTCGAGTGAGGCTCCAGCATCTGCGCCAGCAGGTGACGATGGTTTTGGTGCCGCTCCAGACGATGACTTCGACGACGACATACCATTTTAAGGATATAGATGCCCCTGAGATTGACTAGAAGTGCCGGCTCCAAATTGTTCGTTGGAAGAAACATTGACCCCGACAACATGGCATTCACCGCTGATCACACCGTGTGGACGAGGTCTGTTCGAACCGGAGAAGGGATGGAAGAAGCGATTCTGAATATCTCTACGCCACGTTGGACGGTTGAGCGAGAGTTCGAGCCAGGAGATGTTGTCCGCATCAGTGATGACATCAGCGTCAAGCTCAAGGGGTGTTTCGATCACTTGCAGCCGCAGCCTGAATACTGTCCAGCTTGCGGAAGGGGTGATCAGAAAACCAGAAGAGAACTACCCATGGCGCGGATCGAGGTTGATGCGCCACGGTCTATTACGGTGCTGCGAGATGACATTGTGGCAAAACAGTAACGAGGAAATCAGTATGAAGATATATCGAGCTGAACCGCGAAACTCTGAACACCCAGAGCTAGTGGGACCAAACCTAAAAACGCTCAAGGCTAAAGCTAATGCTTTTGCCGGCGGCGAAGATGCATTCCTTTGGGAAGAGGAAGACTTTTCGCTGACAGAAGAGGGTTTACGTGCCGCCATTTCATGGGGCTCTATGTGGAGATCAAATGCGTGGGAGTGGGTCAATTGAGCAACCAAGAAACAACCGAGATTGAACAAGCTGCAGCGGAAAACGATCTGCTTCAGTTCGACGGTCAGTACTACCGGCGTTCGCTGCTGAATGAGCAGCAGATGAAGCGGATTGCAGAAGTCGAGCAGATTGCAAAGGCAACTTTGACGGGGCAAGACCTTGCAAATTTTGCCAAGCACTTCGCCACCATCATCGACTTTGCGCTGGGGGCTCAGATCAATCTGCGCGGACAAATTCGTGACGAGATCAAGAGCGCACAACTGAGTGCGACTCCGGTAACTGCGGCTCCAGCAGACGAGCCAGAGGACATTGCTCACTAAAAGGGGAGCAACCTCCTTCCGCCGTGCTGGGCGGTGGTAACTGTTGAAGCGGGGCTCCCCTGGGTTCCCGATAGGGCTTCCTTCATTATGCCTGCTTCGCAGACCCAGCATAAATTTGAAAAGTTTGGGGGGTGGAAAAAAGGCAAGGTGAAGTCTTCAAGCAACGAATCGTCCCCCAAAGACCATGCATGGTGGTCTCTTACTTAACGGTTCGTTGCATTCACCAACTTGGTCGCGCCAGCTTGTTAGTAGTTGTCCTCCTATGCCACTACTAAAGATGAGCACAAGCTGGGCTGTCAACACGGTCTGACCCACCGTGGACCGGAACGGGTCAATCGAATTCAAGGACACGACATTATGAAAAAACCTTTACGACTTTGTGGCGATTGCTGGCTAGAGACCGGTAATCCCGTATGCCGCTGCGAGAAGAAAGATGCGTCAGTGTGAAGTCTGCGGCACCACCGACTCTTGGGCAATGCGCAAGAACCCTCAAGTTTGCAACAAGTGCAACCCTGAACAACTCGACAGCAAGCGTTTCTTCAGCGACTACCACACCATCAAAGGTCAGGAGCTTATTGCGAAGTACTGGAGAGTTCCAGACACAAGTTTCCTGTTGGAGGAAGCGCGATGAGCATGGTAAATTCTCAGTCGATCTCCCAGTGCATTCACCAAGGAGATCTTATGAGAAAGAAGCAAAGCGAGGTGAACACGTTCGCCTTTATCGCGAGAGAATGGCTCGACGCACCATCCAAGATTGGACGGCGCAAGGGCAGGAACTACGAGACTTACGCAAGTAAGCTCGTTAATCGATGGGGCAAGAAGGCTATTGATCAAATCACCAAGGAGGATGTTGAAGCATTCGCCAGAGATTTAGCGAAACAGCCAGGAGTCAAATCCACCTTCATGGGACCAGCAGCGATTAACAATTACGCAAAGGTGTACACAGCGATAATGAACTTCGCGAAGACCATGAATCTGGTCGAGACATTTCCCCACTGGAAGAAACATAAGGAGCATCGTAATAACCTATTCATTTCGGTTGAGCAGATCAGGGCGTTTGTTCAAAGCGTCGATGAGTTACGCGGAGACATGTTTATCTTCGCTTGCCATACTGGACTGAGGAACGCGAACGTGAGACTGCTCAAGCGGTCTTACCTCTCACCGGATTTCCGGTATGTCAGCTTTCCTGCTGCCGTTATGAAGAACGGAGAGCCGTTTGAAAAAGCGCTTAACGATGAAGCGAGGGACATCGTTGTTAAACACATTCGCAGAGGGGACGCTCTGATGGAGAAGTTCCCCTGGCTCGATAACATCGAGCATGTGTTTGTGCAAAATGGACCCCAGCGCGACATTATTGGTAAGCCTTTTTCACGCTCAGGACTTGTCAACAAGAAGTGGAGATCAGCAAGAAAGGCGGCTGGATTGCCTGACAATTTGGTCTTCCATTCTGGTCGCCATTTCATGGCAAGTACGATGATTCGTAACGGTGTTTCAATGCCGGTAGTACAAAAATCTGGCGGCTGGGGAGACCCGAAATCGATGCATAATTACTTCCACGTTTTGAGCGATGAAGTAGTTCAAGCAGCCGATAAAACGGGCTCATTGTTATAAACGCAAAGTTGAGTGCGACCTTCTTTTTTGGGGTAGGGTTGCAGGAAAGACCAAAATCTAAGTCATTGATTTACTTAGAATTGGAGCGGGTAACGAGGTTCGAACTCGTGACCTCGACCTTGGCAAGGTTTTGGTCCTCCTCAAAAAAATGTAGATAAATCAACGCACTGGGAGAGTTGTCTACACCCAAAAATGGCGAAGGTTGCGCTCAAGTTTTGCAAGTCATTGATGTTTGACTTGGAGAATTTGAGTGAGATGAACGCAAAAAACAACATAGAGATGGGCGGCATTACGCTCGTCTGGGACCAGCAATTTCTTGGCTGGCGGATACCTGGAAAAGACGATGTTGTGAGAGACAAGGCTCAGGCTGCGAAGCTTGCGTTAAGTCTGTCAAAAATTGTGGCGCGTTGGGAAGAGAAGCAGCTTCCGCCGCCACGGGCAGAATCTGAGGTGCCAATATACATTCGCAGCACGATGCGACCTGATCAGCCATGAAGACGCTTGATGAACACAACAAGAAAATGGACGAGAGGTTTCCGGTCGAATTGAAGCTTGAAACGAAAGCAAACGTAACGTGTCCGAAGTGCGGAACTGAATTGCATTACCCTTACCCCGACAGGATGACTGCATCCGACCCGCCACTAAAAGAAGTGCAGTGTCCGAACTGCCCATTCCATGGGTGGAAGCGATGACTGATAAGGAGATAACAGTAAAAACGAGGGTGGTCGGAAGACAACAGAAAGCGAAGCACTATATCAATTGGCGTTGTCAGCAATGCAGAGCGGAGATCGGCTGGATTGGTCGGCTCCTGTTCCCCTGGTTCCACAAGTGCGATGACGATGAGTGAGCCTGAAATAACAGACGAAAACACCATAGTCTACGGCGCTGGGAGCTTTAACGACAGAAGATTTGATAATTTGGAACCATATATTCTCAAAGGTTCTGTAACAGGCGTGCCTGACCTTCCTTGGATCGGCTCGTTTGGAAATGATCGTCTTATTTGCGTGAGGGTACGGACTCCTCCGAACTGGTTCCATCGACAGATGCAAAGATTGTTACTCGGCATCAAATGGGAGAAGTACGATGAATAAACACATTGAGCTGGTAAAGAAATGGCTTGCAGACCCTGATTCAGTGACGCAGCAGGAGCTGGATTCTAATAACGATGCTGCGATGACTGCTGCTTATGCAACTGCTGCCACTGCTGAGACTGAGGCTGCCTACTGGGTGAAGAAATACGAGGAGATGACTGATGCGTGAAGCAGTGT